AAAACTTGTTTTCTTTCTTCTTCGGTGGTGTAATTTATTTCTATTTCCATTTTGCGTGTTTTTAGTGGGGTTTTAACACCCCGTTAATATTATGCTTTTACTGTATCGTATCTTCCTTCTTCGTTATAGTTGGCCATCCAAAGGTTTAAAATAGCGCCCGACTCTTCTTTGCTGGTTGGGTAGCCCTCTTCACTTAGGTGCTCTTGTAGGTAAGGCCGCGCCCCGAACATATTTACTGTTCCTTCTTCTCTGAGTTCGTTTAAATATTCCATCCCAGTTTGTTCCTCTTCTGTTGTTTCTCTGATTTCCATTTTCGTGTTTTTAAGGGTTGTTCGTGTTTGTTCCCTACTTGTATTACGTAATGTAATACGATAAAGTTACAAAAAAATATTAATTAATTAAAATAAAAGTTTTTTAGCTAGTTTAATAATGTAGAATAACATCACCAACAACACCAGCCAGAATATAATTTTTCCTATATGGTTTTGGAACTTTTCAAATAGAGTTAACTGTATGGGCTTAATAACTTCAATAGGAATTAAAACATCCTTAGAGCGCGTTTCTTTTGGTTTCAATACTGTATAACCGATATTCCCATTATCGTTGTAAAATAGGAACGTGAACCCGTCTATGGTGTGTTTAATGGTATCTTGAAAGGGGAACGATTCAAATACTTTCTGCCTAACAAATTCTCTGATCGTATCGTTTTGTATTTCTACCAGCCAAGTCGTGTCTGGATTATAAATTATAAAAGAATCTATTTCTACTTTAGGGATTTCTATTTCTACAACCTTTAAAACGGTATCAGTATTTAAAAGCTCAGGACATTTTTTAATTACCCTTTCTAGCTTTCTGTTACATCTATTTTTTTTACGTAGTTCTTTAGAAATAAAAGGATTGCACCCCACCGAAACGACGAGGCACAATCCAGCTACCAAGAGAGAAAGGTATTTCTTCATTCTACTTTTTAAATTTTGCAACGGCATCAATAAGCGACACACCGCCCATCCATAACATCGTAATCAAAAACCATTGATCATTAGTAATCACTTTCATAAAAAGTAATATAGTCGCCAATAAAAAAACGAAAAACTTTTTACTAATTAATTTTGTAAATATCTTATCTGTATATCCCATTTTATAATCCTCCGTTATATTGTAATTGAAAATGAGCTCCATCTTTTTTCCAAAGATCAAAACCCCATTCTAATTCTACATCATAATTCGCCTCAGCAAACTTTTTTAAATGCTCTGCAATAGGTTTTAAATATTTCATATTCCAACTGGCCTTTCCATTTACATAAGCGTAAATGTCTATCGCATAGCCAAAGCCGTCTCCTTTTGCTTTGTGGTTACTGTTTAGAGTCCACGTAACGGGGCGTCTATTCTTTTGGGTTGTACGGCCTATCGCATACATATCAATCTGGTCTTGGTCTGTTCTTAAACCACCAGTCGCAGGAATTCCAAAATCGTATGGACAATCAACTATTCCTTTTTCAAATATTTCAATCAAAACTGGGAGGACACCCTCCAATCTTTGTCTTGACCTTTTACCCATTTTATTCATAATTAATTTTTTTCTAAGTAACCTAAAATCCTATTTAACTTTTCGTTGATAGAAGTATTAACATCGTTTTGCTTTTCATTTAGCTTTTCCATTCTCTCCTGAGTTTTGTCTATACGGTTTTTAGCAACGTCATCCCCCTCCTTGATCATTATAATCAATTCCTTTTTAATGGTTTTTTTACCGTTGGTTATATGCAAAACATCTTCTTTTTGTTGTTGTTTCAAACTTGAAATAGTGTCCTCGTTGGCTTTGGTTTTACCTTGTAGTCTAGTGTAACCTACAATCGCAGGAATTAAAATACCACCCAAAACAATCAAATCACCTAAATCAAAATTCAAATCCATTCCGCTTGTAGCGACTTGTAATAACTCCATTTTTATTTATTTAATAATTTTCATAAAGGTGTGCATAATAATAGAAAAACAACTAAGTATAAATACGTATTAAATACTTAAATTTCCTCAACTGTTTTTATAATCGTTTTGTCCAAGTCCTCAAATTTAAAACCAGCCTTTTTTAATTGCGTTTTAAACCCTTTGACCTCGATTAAAATAAACTCTCCTTTAGTCGTTTCTATTGGTGTTGAGTATTTCGGGGAGGTGTACTTCTTAGACTTATTACAAGTCTTATGAGCTAAAGCCTCCGCAGTTTCCCACTCTTTTAATGTTTCAAATATTTGTCCTCTGAATGTTTTCATTTTTATAAGTCTGAATTAACAATTTTTAAAGCGTCAATAATTGCGTTTGCTTCGCTTGAATAGTTCCCGTAAGATATATATTTAAGTCTTAAACTAGTGAAAAAAGGAGATGAAGTTTTATTAGTTCCCAAACTTATTTGAGTCGAGGTTAAATCATCAAACCATTGAGTTGTTAGTGTAGACGTTGTATAAACTAATACTTTAACCCCATTATGTAAAATGTATAAAGATGTTCCATCTTGAACAAAACTAATAACTTGTTTACCCGTTCCTATTGTTGGAGTGGTTCTTTTTATATTAGTTCCGTTTAAATTTGCCTGATTATCATTTGCGCCAGTATTGTTGAAGAGTAAATATTCCGTTGGAATAGCACTATTCGCACTACTAAAAACCACCATAGGATCGGAATTTACAGAATCAATACAAGAGTGTACAATCCCCGTTGTTGATCCGCTCATAAAATCTGCAACTACATATTCTATAAAGTCGTTAATACCGTCAAATTCTAAATAGTCTGCCGTTAATGTTGGCTGACTTCCCGCGTCAGGATTTGCCATTGGCATTCCACCGACTGACCCCGTATCGGGAACCGTTGTAGTTGTTCCGTCTACGACTGTATTTTGATAATTCCATTGATGTAAAGCGGAAGCAAGAGAAAAATTCCCCCCAATTAATCCGCCACCTAAAGGGCTTAATCTATTTAATGGACTTATATACATCTTAAAACGCTTTTACTGATCCAGTTGCCATCTTTACTTGAGATATTACATATCCTGAAGGTGGTATTAATTCGTCACCAGCAACCAAAGAACCATCCCAATTTTGAGTCGCTTTTAAATCAATAGTAGTTCCACCATCAATTTTTTTCCCAGTCATACTGGTTAATGTTGACGCTTCTCTAACAATCATATAGTCGTAGGATAAGGTTGTATTATCAGCGGTTCCGTCAATAATTACCATCCCACTTCTACCAGCTAGTCTGTCTAGGTTTTCCATAATTTTTATTTTTTATAAATTTAATATTTTATTTTTAATAATGATTCCTACAAATTATATAACTTTTAACATTTGTTTTAGGGGATGTTGAACCCATAAATATTTGAGGAATCCAAGTTAACGCGCTTATCGTTGAATTTTGTCTAGTAACTGAACTCCAAATATTGTTATTATAAACAATATCAAAAGGAGAATAATCTAAATTCTCCCTGGATCCTCCATTCTCTAAGTTTAGAATACTGAGCAACATATCAGTATCGGGGATATACCAATCAGTAAAACCCGATTGAGAACTCGCTAACGCGCCATCTATTGCCGTGTTCCAATCTCCAGCAATTAAAAGTCTATGCCATCCTAACCCCTTTAAATGGTCAATTACATAATCAACCAAACTTCCGCCCGTCCCGTCATAATCCTGACCTCCTACGCTATCCGTAAATCTGTTAGTATTTCCAAAAGCGTTATTTGCGTCTAGCGTTGTAAAAGAACTAACAGACAATCGAGCAAAAGAAACAGGAAAAGCGGGAGCCGCGCTAAATGGCAGATTTATTTCTCTCCAAGCACAATCCCCCGTCCTATAACTTGTTATCTGTCCGGAGGTACTTGTCCTATTATACGCAATTCCAGCTTGAACGGTTGCAAGCGTACAGGCTCCGGTCCCTCCTGAGGCAACGTTGAAAGTACTTACTCCGTCCGAATCTGTAATAACAGCAACAGCGCAAGCGGGAGCCGGAGAAATTGGGGAAATGGGAACGTTACAAACTCCATTATCTTTTATCATTCTAACACTAATTGAAACCGTCCAACCGTTTACAACATCTAAAGTTCGCTCGTTGATTTTGGTGGCCGTTGGTGTTCCTATAATTCTAGCGTAACGCCAAGCATCATTTTGATTAATATAGTTAATTAAATCACCTAAAATTAAAAGTGTATTATTATAAACCTCTGGACCGTTTAAATCGTCTTTTAAAACCTTGTCAACACAAGATAAACTAATTACCGCAGTAATGTCGGTAGGGTTAAAAGTAGCCGTCTGAGGGATAGCTATTACAGACGTATGAGTAATTTTATTTGTCTTATAAACTTCCACAAGGCTATCACCTTCATAAAATGAATTGACTTGTTTGTGTGCCGCGCAAAGCGTTTCTAATTGTGATATGATTCCTTTTAGGGTTTTAGTACTCATCTTTTTCCAAACATTACAAAGTCTTCCGCGTAACTATTGGCCGCTCCCTCTGGTTTAATTCCGTATTGATTTGTTGAACTAAATAAAGGGTAAAGAGTTTCATTTTCACACAAATATCTTTTCAATCTATTTTTATAAAAGGTTAAATCCTTATAGGTTATATCCTTTCCACGTTCTAAATTATTTGGGTTTGATGCTTGGAAATTCTGCTCAGTTGCAACCCCTACACCAATATTTCTAATTTCAGTTGTAATAGCATCGGCAATTCTTAATTCTACCGAAATGCTTAAAACCATCGCAATATAATCATTGACTAAGATTAATTCGTTTGCAGTTAAATCGTCAGCCTCTACACCAGCCAAAAGCCTCTGATATAATGCTGATCCAATTATTGGTTCAATATACATATCCTGAGACCTTCTTAGCACGTTTCTAAGAACATCTACTTCCACATTAGTATGAACTAATGACAAAGCCTTTAAACTGTCAATATCTATTAGATAATTCATTTATTCTATTATTATATTTTGTTGCCAAAAGTGTCTGCAAAATGGTGTATTCCTTCCGTCTGGGTTATGATACCAGCCCCCACGATAAGCCCACACATCGCGCGAAACTAAAGCACTTACAGAATCTATATCTGCTCTAGTATAAACACGGTTCAAACCAATTACATCTCTACAAAAATCTCTAGTCGTAGGAATTATTTCTGGCTGGTTTAAACTTGGTCGCACTTCGTAAGAGTACATAATTTTCAACTTAACTTTTTCGTTCCCAGCCAAAACTTTCACACCGCTAGTTGATACCTTTTCCCCATCCAATAAACCCTCCGTAGATAGGTTATCATAAATTTTAGCTAATGCACTCGGGTTGATGTTTAAAGTGTCTCTAATTGCATCAAAAGTATTCCCCTCGTGAATCATACTTAATACATTAACTTGCATATCTGTGACAGTTGCAAAAGTCTTGTATGATTTAATAAAAGTTTCCTCGTCTAAATTGTCTAGGTTTGCTTCACGGCTTAGTAAAAATTTCGCCTTATCCTTTTCTTTTCCCACCATTGACAACGCTTGGAAAACTGGGTCTTTATCTTCTTTGGAAAAATTGAAAGTGTTTGTTTGTTTGTTTTCCTCTGGTAAATCTAAACCAACTTCATTGAACCCGATAACTCCTTTACCTAATAAAAGTCTGTTAAATATAAACTGAAAAGAAGTTACTATTGCTCTTTGACGATATTTAAAATAACCGCTTTTCATTAGGTTGTAAGAAATTTGTAATTCCGTTGCACCACCTAATTGACCCTCTGTTTTGATTCCAAATAACATTGGATTCGTAACTGAGTGAGCTAGTAAAATATTTTCTTTATTATCCTTGCTTAATGCTAGATATCTGCTATCTAAATTATTTCCCGTTAAACTGGTAACAGTTGTCTCCTTGTCTTTACCATTGTTAAAAGTAGCCATTACACCACCAGCAACCGCCTCACCTTGACCGCTTCGTCTTACTTGGTCAATAATCGCCTCTTTGTCGCCTTTGGTTGGCGGCTTACCATTGTTGAAATTAATTATAGTTCCTAGCGAAAAGTTATTATAAATTTCGTTTCGTCTATAATTGTTAATTTCTATATCTGTTTCAATAGCTAAAATCCCGCCTGAATATGGTGGTGCTGGATATACTGCTTGAGTTAATTTTGCTCCTAATTTTATTTGCTTTGGCTTTTCAGAATAAACGAGTATCTTCTGTCCCGTCTTGTCGTGTAAATCTAAATCCTTGTATTTCTTTGTAGGAACTTTTTTATCACTCCAGTCGTCAGAATACTCCCAATCCCATTCCTCGTCATCATATACTTTTCGCAGCTTTTCAAAACTGACGTGGTCTTGCTGGTATGGTTTTTGATCTACAAAATTTATTAAAATTGCATAGGCATTAAATGTTTCTAAATCTTGTGAAAGTTGCTCAGCTACTTCATCCAAATTATAATCTGAATTCCCATTCTTAAAATACTGGGTATAAAGGCCAAGTTCTGGACCGTTATAATTTAAACCTCCTGAAACTGTAAAGTGTACCTTTTGACGGATAACCCCGTTATGAATAGCGCAATTATAAAATAGACTAGCTAAATAATTAGGATACAAATTATCTGAACCCCATTTGTAGATGTTTAATCTTTTGTCACCAACTTCTGTCGGGTTTACTACTGGAACCAATTTGGTCGCGTCGTAGAACTTATTTTCAATCAATTCTCTCATCTGTCAAAGATATTGTATTATATGTATCAGCTGGAATAATTTTGTAGATTCTGGCCTTACTAATGTAATTCGGTGTTAATGCTGAAACATCTGGACTAGGATCGTTATTAGCTAGTTCAAAAACCTTCAATGTCCATTCACCAGTTTTCATCGGGTTTGCAGTTGTGTTCATTGTGAACGTATAATATCTTTCGCCGCTTAAACTGGCCACTAGATACAACTCAACTACATTACCATTCAAATCATTCAGCGTCCATTGGAAATACCAATAAGGAACTGAAATCGTAGGAACCAATTCAATATTGAGTTCAACATTTGCTAACTGGGTAAGGACGAGCATTTTTTACTTTTTTTCCTCTGTTTTCTCTTTTGGCTTTTCTACCTTTGTCTTCTTAGGCTTTTCTACCTTTTCTGGCTTTGGATAAACAAAAAATTGTCTTTGGTTGTGTTGTAGTAAAATAGACATATTTTCTTCTATTACTTCAACTTCTCTGTGTAAGGCTTTTATAAATACAAAAGTTCCTAAATATTCTTTTTTTAATTCCATAGTGGTAAAGTTAATAAAAAGGGGTTACATAATGCAACCCCTTTTTAATTATTATGATCCTGGAGTTAGTATTGCTTCCGCAACGGCTAAAGATACCGTTGGCGCTTTTAATACTTCTTTTCCGCTTAATGCTAAAGTAGTTCCATTTCTGTTTCCTAATTCAGTACCTGAATCATCTGTTTCTGTGTCTACCATTAACCCATTAAGAACACCAAAGTGTCTTAATATTCCGCTTTCATATTCAGCAATAACTCCCAAACGACCTTTATTTAGCAAAGCTAAGAGGTCAATATTTGCTTGAGTTTTATCTGCTAAAATAATCTGCACGGCTTGAGCATAAAAGAAAGTAAAATCAGCTCTAGTTCCCGTTCCCGTTTCTATTGCATTACTTAATTCCATTTCCACTTGAAAATCCCACGCTTGTTTTCCGTTATCCATCACGATTCCCGTGATAACATTTGCGGCTCTAGTGAAAGAAAATCTGTTTTCTAAGTTATAGATAATAAACCTTTTAATCCCACCGACTCCTCGGCAATTTGGTTTAGTGTATCCAACTGTTAATTCGCACATATTGTTTAATTTAAAAGGTTAATATTAACTAGCTGGTAAAATCCATTTTACAAACTCGTTAGAGTTTACAAATTCAACACCTAATCTGTATTTAACATCAACGTGAATTACATCTTCATCTTGAGAATATCCAACGTAGAAATCTTCCCAGTCAGATTGTAAATCCGTTCCGATAAACATTTTGTCAGTCGGTCCAGCATAGATTGAAGATATCCCACTTAAACCGTGAACCAATTCAATTGTCGTTGTTGTCCCAATTAATTGAGCAGACACATTGTCATTGATTAAGTTGTGGTGGAAGAAATTCCCGTTAGTAACCGCCATCATATAGAAATCAAATATTTCTTTTCCAACAAATATTTTGTGATTCTGGCTTAATACTGGTGTCGGCATCGCGTTTCTTACCGCTTGTAAAATTTCGATAACATTAGCAGCCGTAATCGCTGCGATCGCAGCCGTGTTGATATCTGGCACTGAACAATCAGCATCAAATTTCTTAGCGAAACCATCAATCTTATTTAAGTTCGGAGCAACATCACCAAGAGAACCTCTCCAGATTAAGTTTTCATTCGCTTCGTGAATCTTAGATACTTGATGAGCGATAATCATATCCTCATAAGCTAAGTTTTCTTGACCGTTTCTCATTCCAGCTGGTAAACCTAACTGACCCCAAGAATTAACTAAATCCTCTTCACAAAAATCTTGTTGAGATTTGATTGGGTAAACTGTCATCGCTTTGTCAGTTAAAACAGTTGAACCACTTGCAGAACGCCCACAAGACCCAGCCGTTTGTAAAACTAACGTCGTATCTAATAACTTTATTTCTTCTGTACCTTTTACTCCTTCCATCACTGGAATTAATGAAGCGGTTCTACCTCCATATACCAAAGCTGGAATAATTTGCTCTGATTGTTCGTCAACGTAAGTTCCTAAACCAGCTACATTCCAACCGAATTTGGCTTCTATACGTCTTTGTAATTTATTTCTTTTCATTATTTCTAAATCTAAATAAGTTAATAATTATTTTTTCTTTTTTGCGTCAACAATTTCTTGCCAAGTTGGAGAATCATTTTTTCTACTGAATTTGGTTTTACCTTTTACAGTTCCTTTTTTAAAGGCTTCAAATTTAGCTTCTAAAGTATTATACTTTTTGCTCAATTCTTGTAAAACTTCAATCACTTCTGATAATTCAACATCTTCTGGCATTGTGTCGTCAGCTTCTGCGTCAGTTACTTCTGTAATAATACCATCGGCATCAATTACAACTGTTTTTCCATCTTCCATAGTATGCGATCCTTCTGGAGCTGCTACTTGGTTTCCTTCTGCGTCTGTAATAAATACAGCCGTCCCAGTTGCTAATTCACCTTCGTAAGAAAGTACAATTCCATCAACCGTTGTAGCTTCAGCAAACTTTTGTTTCCCGAAAACCATCGCAAATAAATTTTTCTTCTTCATTTTGTTTTGTTTTTTATTATTAGTTTTTGTTTTTATATTTATTGGAATTTGATCAAATACACCCTCAACTGAAAACCCTACGTAACGACCATTCTTGATTTCATTATAAAGAACTTCATCCTCTATATAATAGGTCATAACATAAGAACCGTTCTGAACATTTTGTGTATCATTTGGCGGTCTTTTGGTGTCGCTTACAAAATAACCCTCTATAAAAGTTATCCCTGAAACAACCTTCTTAGAATCGTGCATTAAATTAACGCTTGATAATAATTGTTGACGCGACATTTTAAGAATCATTTTCTCAACTTCCTTTGGTTCAAAATAAACATAGTATTCACCAAGCTGCTCATCAAATCTATAAATTAGTTGGTTCGCTGAAATCGCTACACCAGTAATCATTCTTTTAGAATCGCTGAAATACATTTTCTTAGGTGCATCCTTATCAAATGCCATAAGTGATTTATTATGTGCTGGACGATCTACAAGAGCATTGAAAGTCAATCCGCTATCGTCGTCTAAGTCAATTTTTAATTTGAAAATTTGCATCTTAATAATTCTTTATTTTGAATATTAAAACCAAAAATAATTATCCTTTTTTCTAACAAAAAAGTTTTTTTGATAAAAATATTTACTTTATTTAATTTGGGTGGAAACTCTTGGAAACGATATTATATTTTTTTGACCTTAAAAGCACTATTTAACAAGATGTTACATCTATAAAAAACACCTCCTCTGTGCCACACTACCAACCACTTCAACGAACTGCGATGACCGTGTACGATTGTATCAAATAGGGGGGTGCTCGTCTTAGTTTCATTCTGAGTACGAGGTAGAGGCATTTTGCCAAAACCTACTCTTTATATCGTCTCTAGTTGAAAACTTGAAATATAATTTGGTTTTTACGCTTCAAAATATTTCTTCAATTCTATGATTTCGTTGGCCAATTCTATTTGACGATCTTCATTTCGGTGGTGTTTTGTGTAAATACTTTCTTCAACTGGTTGCGGTTTTATGTATCCGCATACGTGGGGAACTACTGTTATTTTTTTCCCTAATTTTTTTGCAGCCATCGAAAAAATTATGTCAGACATACACTTGTCGGGACTCTTATAAATTTCTTTAGGATTAAAATATTCGGTACTAAATGCAGTCACCCCAGTTCCAGCCACATCTAAAAAACAATGTGAATGGACTTCGTTTGCACAATGAAAAAAGGCGTGGCCTCTATAATAACTTACATATTGATTTGTTAGAACCCGACCGTGATGGGTTACGATAATCCCATAATCCTCAATTTCTTTTACCATATCATCGGCATAGGTCGGGGGGTAAATTATATCGTCGTCAGCACTAAAATAATATTCAGGTTCCTCTACAAATTGTAAGAAGTAAAATTTCCCATTATCTGTAAGGTCGTCCCCTTGTGCAATAGTATATTTTTGTAACCACGTTGGGACAGTTTTAAACCCGTTTAAATATATTCTTATTTCGTCAAATTGGCCTTCTAAAGATTCTAATGTTAATCTTAAATGGTTTACCCTTTCGGGCATCGTTGCGATGTTAATAGTTCTTTTCATTTCTCTCTTAGTTTGTTTTATTGATACCAGCCCTTTATGACTTTCATTTGTTCTTTCCTTAAATTTTGGTATTCCTTAGCTTTATTTCCAATTGATTTTTGTGCTGGGTGATATCTGTAATTATAAAGAACCTCATTAACGTATGCAATCTTTTCCCCATTAGCTAAAGCCCTTAAATTAAATTCGTACTCTTCGCCCGTCCAAAGTGTTTCATTAAAAAAGCCAATGCGCTCAAAAACTTCTTTACGATACATTAAAGTCCCCCCGTGAATATGGTTATGAGCCAATAAATGTTCAAGCCTTAAATTCTTTTTAGGTGGTTCATAAATAATACCGTTATGTAAATGCTCAGTGAACCCGTTTGCTTTTCCGTGTATAAAGTCAACATCTTTTTTAAAGCCTTTTAAACTGCTTTCAATTGAGTTTCTAGTTAATAAATCATCTTCACAAAGGTACTTAATAAAATCACCAGTAGATTTATGGATGCCTCTATTAATGTTTTTTGATACACCGCAATTCCCTTGTGAAATTATTAGTTCAACATTTTTGTACGTTTGATTTTCTACGCTTCTTATCGCATCATCCAACCATCCTCGGTTTTCTTTGTAGGGTATTATGACGCTCACTCTTGGGTTTTTTTTCATAATTATAATTCGCTAGTTGCTACACTTTGTTCATTTGATTTCATTGCATTAGAAATATCGCTTTCTAAAACTGTTACTTTAATTTCTTGATCATCAACTGGGTTATCCCCTCCACCACCTAATAAATCAGCGGTCAATGTTCCGTCTGGATTTGATGGAACAGTTGTTGGGATTACTGCTGCATTTAGGCTCGGCGCGGATGGTAAAGCACCTCCTCCACCGCCTCCTCCACCGCCTCCTGGAGTTTTAGTTGAAAGTATTTTTTGTACATTTAAAATTCCCGCAGTAATGGCAAGTCCAGCTGCAAGTGGTCCCATTACTACTCCAGCTGGTCCTCCAACAGAAGAACCAGCTGCATATGCGGCATTTGCTGCTTTATAAGTGTCCATTGTTGCCTGACCAACCGCTGCAGCTTTTGCAATATCAGAACCCTCCCCAGCAATAGATGCTAAGTTGCTTAACATCCCTGAGGCTGCTCCTATTGCGTTTTTAGTTTTCTTATCATCTAGCTTTTTGCTAAATATAACCTCTTCATCTTTTAACTTTTTAACTCTATTCGAGTGCTTCTTTTCGGCTACTTCCCTTTTCGCAAGTGCTTCATCTTTTGGGATGGCTTTTGTTTCCTCCTCCAAAGCAAGGCGCTCCATTTCTAATTCAAATTGCTCCTCTTCTATTTCGTTTCTAAGTTCGTAATATTCCCTGATTTCTTCTGGACTAGCCGTGTCAGATAATTCACCGCCCTCCAGTTCTTTCAACTCCATTTTTAATTCAGCCATCGCAAAAGCCCTTTCTGATTCTGCTTCTAGCTTTTTCATAGCATATTCTTCTTCTATTTCTGCTACTGCTTCGGCTTGTTCTCTTATCAGTTCCAACTCCAGTTCATTGTTCCCTCGTGCTAAATCGAATTTATCTTCATACCCTTTTTTAAGTGTTACTATTTCCAACTCTTGAGCGGACAACATTAATTCGTTCATTAGGTCAAATTGTGCCTGAGCTCTTTTATCTTCCTCCGCCATTTTCTCAGCATCCAACCTCGCTTTTTCATCACCAGCTTCTTTCTTTTTTTCTAGTTCTTTTATGTAGTTGTCAGTAACCTTTTTTTCTTGTGCGATTCTCGCTACTGCGGAGGCTTGTGCTAACTCCTTAAACGTGTCGGCTAATTGTTGCGCCTTTTCCCTTTGTTCATCATCAAATTCACCCGTCAGCTTTGCTAATGCTATTATCGCTTTGGCTTGGAGTTTTAGGTTCTCCATTATGGCATTCCTTTTATCTTGCTCCAGTTTAAAAGTATCCTTACCAGCCGCCCTCGCTTTTGCTATTTCAAAATCAAACTTGTTCCCTATCGCGCCTTTTTCTTTTTCTAATGCTTCAATACGCCTTTTAGTATCGGCTATCATTTGCTCTGTTTCCACACTTGCGACCAGCCCCATTTCTTGTAGAACCTTAATAACTTGTTCATAAGCTATGATCATCGCGTAAATCATAGGCAAAAAGAATTTGATCTTTTCCTTAAAGTTTTGGAACGCTTCAGAACTTGTATCAACTGCCTTTTTAACCTTGTCCCAGTTAGCAATCAATAATCCTAATAACACAATTATAGCCCCTATTCCAGTCGCGATTAATGCAAGTCTAAAAACCTTTAAAGCCCCACTAGAAGTTCCAACCGCTAAAGAGTAACCCTTTTGAATTAGAGCCATCGCCTTAGTGACTTTGGCTTGGTTTTCCATTATCGCAGTTCTCGCCGATTCGGCTGCTCCCAATACGTGTTCAATGGCTTGTAACTTTACCATCGTTTTTAAAAGTGCCTCGTTTGAATTTCCAGCCAAATGCGTGACAGCTTCTAGAGCCCCGTAAGAGGCCAATGCAGTATGTGAAACACTAATTGCAGAATTTAATTTTTGACCACCGACACGTACTTCGCTAATACTTTTATCAACCTCGTGAAGCCTTTCTTGTAATTCCGCAGCCCTTTTAATTGCTTCCTTACCTATTGGGCTATCTTTACCAGCCGCGATCGCGACCTTTCTATAATCTTTTAATTGAGTATTTAAGATTTCATATTCCTCTGCAGCGTGTTTCGTGGCCGCATCAACATCAAGCATCGCCCCAGCAATCGCCTCAATATCGTTAACACTATTTCCCGTGTCAACTTCTAGTCCTAAAATTATTTCTTCTTTTTCCATTTTACCTTAATTTAATCTAACTATCGTAACATTCAAATCCTCAACGGTTATGTTCGTCGTTCCCGTGTTATTTGTTATAAATACCTCTATGTAATCAGTCGTCACCATTTCGGTAATGTCTTGAGAGACTATGTTTTCAGCCTTACCATTCCCAGTCGTTGTTCCCTTTGATCTTGAAGATGTTAATATAACTCCATTCTTATAAATTGCAACTTCAAGTTCTTTATTGTTTCCAGATGTAGCAGCGATTACGGCTTCCACTTTATAAAACCCCGTTAAACTACCGTCATACACCCCTTTATTATCTGTCGTTGTTACATCAAATTTTTCAACATAGGTTCCAGCAGTTGTTGTTCCAGCTATTTTCACAAAGGTTCCAGCGACTGAAATTGTTGTACTGGTTGCGTTTCCTTGCATATAGTATTGAGCAATATTTCCAGAATTATTAATCCCTCTACACCCTTCAAATCTTGCCTTATTATCTGTAGACTGAATCCCAGTTAAAAAAGTTCCACCGCCTGAAAAATTAACATTGTTTAAAATATACCCTTCGTCTGGAATAGTTGCAGAAGCTGAAACATTTAAAGCAGTTTCACCAGCCAAAGAAACAAAAGCAGAATTATCAATTCTAACCCTCCTAGAAACTGTCAATGTAGCTGGTAAAATTAAAGAGGTCAACCCCGTTGCATTTTGGAATATTGTGTCGGTGAAAGCGATAGTTCCTATTGTACCATCAAAGGTTAACCCTCCACTATTTAAAAAACCTATTGTGTTGAAAATTGTATTTGAATAATTTTTAATAGTCCCTAGAGCCGTTGTGCAATCCATAAAATTAACCCCGAACCAATCTAAAACTTGATCTGATGTAGCGGTTGCATCTAAATCAATTGCGGTTGTGTGGTCTATCGTAATGTTTCTTAAAGATATTGTTTTTGTTGATGTTAATAAAGCCGTTCCAACTGCTAATCCCGTTGACGTTATTTTGGCCACCTCTGGGGATGAACCTATTAAAGAGCAAATAACTGTCGCATCTAATCTATCACCAGTTAAATCAATTTCATTTATAATATAATAAGTATATCCAGCCTCTAAAGTAATAACTCCAGCGGCTGGGGTTGGGAAATCTGCAGCCGTTTGGATAAATATTAATTTACTATAAGTTGGAATAGTAGGTGCAAATGAACTTGAATTTACATTTTTAATGATCCACCCTAAAGCCTCTTCCCTTACAAAAGTGTAACTATCATAGTCATTAGACAAGGTTATAATCGCTTCATTATTTATTTTTCCCGTTGCGGCTTGTACTGTTACATCGTGGATTCCATTTCTAAAAACTGTCTTTTCTGAACCTATTGGATTGTCGTCTCCTAAATAGATATTTAATACTCCAGCCGTTGTGTCCATTATAGAAAGGTTCGGCGAATATTTAGATAAGGTTTGATCGGTTAATGTTATTTCTTTATTATCGTTTGACGGTTGGTTAACTAATTTTAATTGTAAATCAGATGGAACTTCTACTGGTGGTTCATAAGGAATTAAAGCTGGAGTCGAAGTTTCAGGAGCTAACAACTTAATTAATTCGTGTTTGGTTGTATCGAATCCGGCCGCGTTAAAATCTGATATTAAATTCTTTCGATAAACAACTCCGTTAACATTAACAAGATTCCGCATAAATTCCCCTTGTAAGTCCGTCTCATCGATTTTAAAGTAAGCCGTTAAGAATTTAGAATCCGGACTCGTTAGCTCTCTTATTTGCGTTTCATATCCGGACGCAAATAAAGTGTTTGTTGTGTATTGGGTTGTAGTGTAATATATCTCAATAGGTACTCCGAAATTTAAATCCCTTGTTGGCGCTGCAATATCATCTAAATGATGAGCCTGAGGATATTTCGTTGTTGTTGTTATTGCTCCCGTTGTAGAATTTACGAGGTCCCACGTTCCGGCCAACATCCCATTATAAACAAAAATACGAGGCTTTCCCTTATGAGGGCTTTCTAATCCCGATGTCGAATCCTTCTTAACTATTTGAGGAATGACTAATCCTAAAACATCAATTGGAATCGTTTGAGCAAAAGCAACTTTATAATTTTTCTCTCCCTTCTTAAACGTTGACGGGATTTGATATTCTAAATCTCCGTAATGAGAACCCCATCTATTAAAATAATAT